GAACAGTTCGGCGTTCTCAACATTGGCGCAGCCAGCGAGCAGGCGCAGAATTTTGTCGGCGGCGCCCTCTTCCGCAAACCGCTGGCGGCGTACTGTTCGAATCTCGTCACGAATTTCGGCATTAACGATCTCGTGCTTGGCGGGCGCACCGACGCGCAGCTTCAGACGAGCCTGACGCAGATCGCCGCGCTGTGGCCGACGAAGCCTGCGTATCTCGTGACGCTGACGCCTTACACAACGTCAACGGACAGTTTCAACACGACTGCGAACCAAACCGTCACAGCCTACGAGCCGGATCGCCTCGCCAACAACATATGGCGCGTCGGCATTCCCGCGACTTTCACTGGCTGCTTCGACGTGAACACTGCCGTCTCTGTCAGCGGCAAGTGGGCTCCGGCGCCGATCGCGTCGGTCACGCAAACGCCGGACGGTCTGCATACGTGGTACGCGGGTCACTGGTATCTGCGGCAGTTCACGGCTTTCATCTACTCGACGATTACGAGGTAGTCTATGCGGACGTCGCTCGCCGGAATCCAGGCTATCACCAAGCGCGAAGGCGTGCGCTACGCAGCCTACCGGGACACGAAAGGCATCTGGACGATCGGCGTCGGCCACACGGCCGCCGCCGGGCCGCCGATCCCGGCGCAAGGTATGCGGATCACGCCATCCGAGTGCGATGAAATTCTCGCGCGCGATCTGCTGGCGTTCGAGAAACCGATCAGCGCCGCGGTCAAAGTCATCGTCAGTCCGAATGAGTTCGACGCGCTCGTGTCGCTCGCGTTCAATATCGGGATTGGCGGCTTCCTGCGCTCGACCGTGCTGCGCAAACTCAACGCTGGAGACAGAACCGGAGCGGCGCACGCCTTCATGCTCTGGAACAAGCCGCCGGAGATTATCGGTCGGCGCGCTTCGGAGATGCGTCAATTTTCAGCCTATGCGTCTCAGCCCGACGTCCTGTCGCGCGCAGCCGACAAGACGCGCGCCAACGCGGATCGCGCCGCCAGGCAAGGCGCAGGAGCCGTCGTCGCGACCGCACCGGCCGCCGCGGGCGCCAAGCAGCACTCCACGGCGTCGGCGATCGGCGTCGGGCTGGCCGTTCTTCTCATTGGCGGCGCCTTGTTGTATAAGTGGCGGCGCGACAAACGCCACGCCGAAGCTCTCGAAACCGTAGCAGCGGAGCCCATCCATGGCTGACTTCGATTGGACCAAGATCGCCGGCCCGCTGATCGGCCTCGGCGGCAACGTCGTGGGCGGCCTCATAGGAGGCCCGGCAGGGGCTGTCGTCGGGCCGATGCTTGGAAAGGTGCTGGCCGACGCTCTTGGCGTTCCTGCGACGCCTGACGCGGTTGGCGGGGCTCTCCAGCAGCCGAACGCCGGACAGATCGTCCAGCAGATCGAGCTTCAGCAAGGCCCGGTCCTGAAGACCGTCGAACAGGCCTATCTCGACGATATCCAGAACGCCCGTAACATGGGCCTCGCGCTCGTCGACAAGGGCTCGATCATTGCATGGGCGCCGGTGATCGTCAGCGTGATCGTGCTGTTCGCTTTCGGCGTTATGGCCTATCTGGTTCTCGGCGGCCTATCGAAGCCGTCCGAAGCCGGGACCATGGTTCTCGGCGCCATGACGACGGCGTTCGGCACGGTCGTCGCGTACTGGCTAGGCTCTTCGCAGGGCTCCCGCATGAAGGACACGGCGCTCGCCTCGGCGGTGCGCCGGTGATCGCCCGGCTGGCTTTCGCGGCCGGCCTGCTTGCGAGCGCGGCTCTTGCGCAAGAGGACCTGCGCGCCAAATTCTTTCAGGACGTGACGCACGCGAAACTGCTGAACGGCAGCGTCGTAAACTGCTGCGGTCAAGGCGACGCGGTGAAGGTCCGGTTCATCGATTCGGATCGTACTCGTCACTTGATTTACGCCGAAATTATAGACACAATGCGGTCAGTGTACGGACGGCGCGGCGATATCGTCGTGATCGAGACGGGAGTGACCACGGTGGATATTTTCACGCCCTTCGACGATCCGATCGTGTTCATCAGCGCCTCGAACAAGGTGCTCTGTCTATCCGCTCCCGAAAGAGGTTGAGAATGCCGACAGCGGTTCAACCGGAGGCATGGCATTTGGACAAGAAAGTCCCGATCGCCCTGATCATCACGCTGGTCCTTCAGGCCGCTGCCTTCATCTGGTGGGCTGCGTCGCAGTCGGCGCTGATCAATCTTCACGAGCGCCGGTTGGACACCGCCGAGCGCCGCATCGATTCTGGCGACGGCCGCAGTCAGGTCCTCTCCGAAAAGATCGTGCGGATCGAGGCGAACACCGAGTCCATCGTGTCCTCGATCAACCGGATCGAGCGGGTCGTAACGCCGCCCCGTTGACGTCTTGTCAGCGGACAAGTTGTCCGCTACATAGGCGGCATGTTCGATTTCAAGAAATTCCTGCTTGATCACTGGACCGACGCCGAAAAGGTCGTCGAGTTTCTAATGCGTTACGGCATTCGAGACGTGACGCCCGCGGCGGCGAACAAGTGGTTTCTGCGCGAATCAGTCCCGGCGCAATGGCTGGCGACGCTGCTCGTGCTGCTCGAACTGGAGCGCGGGATGCCGCTTTCGCTCCAACCCTACCTGAAGCCCGATGGCTGACGGTCTTCGGATCGTCATGGCCGGCGAGCCGGTCGGCAAGGGGCGACCGCGTTTTAGCCGCAAGTCCGGTCACGTCTACACACCGGAAAAGACGGCGCGGTACGAAGAGCGTCTGGCGTGGGCGGCGCAAGCCGAGATGCGCGGAAAGCCGCTGTTTACCGACGCTTTAACCGTGTCGATCACGGCCTACATGTCGCTCCCGGCCAGCAAGCCGAAAGCGTGGCGCGAGGCCGCGCTGCTCGGAATCATTCGGCCAGTCAAAAAGCCCGATCTCGACAATTTCGCAAAAGTGGTCGATGCCTGCAACAAGGTCGTCTGGCTGGACGACAGCCAGATCGTGCGGCTCGTGGTCGAAAAATACTACTCGGATCAGCCGCGCATGGAAATTGTCGTGGCGCCGCTTTTTCCTGCTTGACAAGTTGTCCAGTTACGATCAGGTTGCACGGGCGAACTGCGGAACGGAGCGCCGGGTGGCCACTGCCAGCAAAATGACGCCAATGCCGACACAAGTGTCGGGCGCGCGCTTTCTGGCCGCCAATCGCCGGGCGCTTCTCGCTGACGCGCCGCGCGTCGGCAAGACGGGTGCGGCCATCATCGCCGCCGACGCCTGCTTCCATCACCATATCGACGTCGTGACGACGGCCTCTGGCCGCGCGGTCTGGCAGAAGGCTTTTGCGGACTGGTCGACGGTCGGACGCACGGTCGGCATCGTGGGCGTCGACCGCTACGCGCATGAAGCCGACGTGCGGGTCGTCTCGTGGGGCGGCGTGATCAACATGCCGAAGCGCCTCAGCACGACGCTGGTGATCTCCGACGAGGATCACAAGGCGAAGAATCCCGACGCCGCTTGCACACAGGCGCTCTACGGCAAAATTTACGCGAACGGCGAACAGCTCTTGAATCAGAACGCGATCGTGTCGCCGCCGGTCTCGTGCTGGCACCTGACCGGCACGCCGCTGCCGCACGACCCCGGCGATACGTGGATGCGGCTACGCGCCTCGGCGCCGGAGCGTCTGCTGGCCAATGCGGCGCTCGGTTGGCCCGACGTCACGCGCTACGACGCTTTCCGCGAGCGCTATTGCGTCATCCGGATGAAGAAGATTTCAAACTGGAACAAGATTCCGGTTGTGATCGGCGGGCGCAACGAAGACGAGCTTTCCAGGCGTATGGAAGGCTTCATGCTGCGGCGGACGCAAAAAGATATCGGCATCATTCCGCCGCGCTATGACACGCTCCCGCTGATCGTCAGCGAAACAAATCGGCGGCTTGCTTTCGCAGACGTCGACCAGGTACGCATTCTCGACGCCGCCATAGCCGGAAACACCAAAGAGCTTGATCTGCAACTCGGGCCGTTGAAGCGGCTCACCGGCGTCATCAAGGCGAGAGCCGTCGTCGAGGCGATCACCGACGAGCTAAACGATGGCGGTTGCGACAAGATCGTCGTGATGTACTGGCACACCGAAGTCGGCGATATCCTGGAAAGTTCGCTGGCGAAGTTCAAGCCGCTTCGGCTGGACGGAAGTTCGAGCGCCGCCGCCCGCCGGCAAGCCGAAAACGATTTTCGCGACAAGCCCGAACACCGGGTCTTTATCGGGCAGATCGTTGCCGCGGGCGAGGCGATCGATCTTAGCGCGGCGGCCGTTCTGTGGTTCGTCGAGACCGGCTCGCCGAAAGACATGGCGCAAGCCGCGCTGCGCATCACCAACGTCAGCCAGACGAAGAATCCAGTCGTGAAAGTCTGCACGATCGCAGGCACGATCGACGACGCCCTGCAAAACGCGCTGCTGCGTTTGTGGACTTCGATCAACAAGGTGATCAAAACGGAGAAGGAAGCATGTTGAAACTGGAGATATTTCTGAACCCGAACGACGGTGAGCTGCAAACGTCGCTCGCAACCCACATGGCGGCGCTCGGTTTCGTACCGATCAGCTACGTCAATGGGCGTGATATCGACCCGTGGGGTCCGAAGAAGACACCGCCCGAACCGGCGACGCAGACCGTGAAGCTGACCGAAGTTCTGCGCTCGGCTGACAGCCCCACCGCCGATCCGGTGAAAACCGAAGCGCCGGAAATTTCTACGGAAAGCACCGAGCCTCCGGCACGGCGCCGTCGCCGCACGAAGGAAGAGATCGCACGCGACGAAGCGGCCAGCAAGGAGCCCGCACAGGCGCTGATCTCCACCGGCGAGCCGCGCGTCGACCCGGAGGACGCGAAGCAGGACGCCGCCGACGAGGCCGCCGAACAGCAAGTCAATCGCGAGCCGGGCAAGCTGACGCTCGAAGACGTGCGCGGCGCCGTGCAGCGCTTCACCGCGAAGTTCGGCATCGCTCGCGCCGCCAAGGAAGTGCCTGCGATCCTCGGCTGCAACATCCTCGAAATTCCGAACGATCAAGGCGCCTATTCGGCGGCGATCGAGCGGATCGAGAAGGCGATGAACCCGGAATCGGCTTCGGCGCCCGAAGAGCAGCCGTTGTTCGAGCAGACGCCGCCGGCGACGAAACAGGACGTGATCGCGGCGCTCACGGCGTACGGCGAGAAGTTCGACGGCGCCAAGCCCGGTCCCGGCGTGAAGTGTCCGAACCTGATGACGGATGGTCCGGCGCTGCTGGAGCGCGCGTGCGGCGTCAAGGCCGTGCCCATGATCCCCGACGACCCGAACGTCTATGCGGCCGTCGTGCGCATGATCCGCACGGCGATCGAGCAGAACCCGTTCAACCGCACGGTGCATAAGTGAGCGCCGTCGTTCAGGACCACGCGGATCGCGGCCATGCGCAATGGTCGGCTTCGGCGACGGCGCGCAACTGGACGTGCGCCGGAGCCCTCGCGATGACGCTGATCTCGCCCGAAGATCAGGAGTCGATCCACGCGGCGCGAGGCACTGCCGCGCACACGATCGCCGAGCGCGCTTTGCGCGGCTCCGGCGATTGCGACGACTTCCTCGGCGAGATCGTCGAGACCAAGGCGTTCAAGGTCGAGGTCGATCAGGAACTGGTCGACTCCGCACAGGCCTACGTCGATTACGTCACGGCCGTCGTCGAGGATACCGGAGAAGACGGGTGGACTGCAATCGAACAGCGGTTCAGCCTCGCCGCGCTCGACCCGCCTTTCGACGCCGGCGGCACCTGCGACGCCATGATCGCCAACTTCAAGACGCGCACGCTGGAGGTCGTCGACCTGAAAAACGGCATGGGCGTCGTCGAGGTCAACGAGAACAAGCAGACGCGATCCTACGCGCTTCTGGCTCTTCTCAATCTCGACCCGGCCATGGCGGCGAAGATCGACCGGATCAAGGTGACGATCGTGCAGCCGCGCGCACACCACGAAGACGGGCGCATCCGGTCGGAAGAGTTCCACATCGCCGACCTGATCGACTGGACCGGCCAGCTTTTGCAGGCGATGGATCGGGCCAAGATCGCGTGGGATGAATTTCACGCGATCGGCGGCAACCGCGTGCTGTTCGACGAGTGGGCCGACAAGCACCTGACGCCGGGCAACTGCAAGTTCTGCCCTGCGGAAGCGCAATGCCCGAAACTGCGCGCGAAGTCGCTGGAGATCGTCCCGGAGCCGCTGAAAGCGTGGTTCGAGGAGCCGGACGCGCCACTGGCGACGAACGTGTCGAACATGCCTGCGCTCATGTCGACCGAAGACCTGGAGCGTACGCTGGACGGTCTCGAAATGCTGGAAGACTGGATCAAGGCGGTTCGGTCTCACGGACACGCGCAGGCCGAGAAGGGCGTCAAGTTCGATCACTGGCATCTCGCGCAGAAGATCGGAAACCGCAAGTGGGCCGCCGACGACGCCAAGGTCGTCAGCGACTTGAAGACTGTTCTGAAGCTGGGCGACGACCAGATTTACAAGCGCAAGCTGGCGTCGCCCGCGCAGATCGAGAAGATCATCGGCGTCAAGAGAAAGGGTGAAATTGCGAACATGTGGATGAAGCCGGTGACTGGAACCAATTTCGTCAACGCTCAAAAGACCGAGCGCGAGCCTGTTCAATCGAAGGCGGAATCGTTCTTCGAGCAACCGAAGGAGTGAAGCAAATGGCAATGGAACGCACTGAAGATTTCAAGACGCCGGAGTGTCGGTTGTCCTACGCCAGCGGCCTGTTCAAGGCGCGCTCGCAAGAGCAAGGCAAGCCGCCAAAGTTCGGCGCCACGCTGATCTTCCCGAAGTCGGCGCGCGCCGAGATCGAGAAGCGCATCGCCGACCTGATCAAGAAGCAATGGGGCGACAAGGCGCTCGAAATGGCGAAGGCCGGCCTGATCAAGTCGCCGTTCCTTGCGGGCGACGGCAAGGAGGCGCGCTCCAAGAAGACCGGCGAGATTCAGCCGGGTCTCGGCCCGGATGTGTTCTTCGTGCGGCCGAGCGCCAACCATGACCGTCCGCCCGCCGTGATCTGGAAGAACCCGAACCAGCAGGAAACCGAGACGAACGTCTATTCTGGCTGCTACGGGAAGGCGGTCGTGAACCTGTTCTGCTGGGATAACCCCAAGCAGGGCAAGGGCGTCTCCATGGGTATCCAGATGTTCCAGAAGCTGCGCGAGGGCGAGCGTCTCGGCGGCTCCGGCGGCGTCGCCCCGGAGAAGTGGGCGGAAGCGGTGCCGGACGAAGGCGCGGCGCCCGACTCCACCACGAGCGGCGAAGGCGCTGGCGGCTCGGAGATGTGGGTGGAAGTGGTGCTGGACGAAGGCGCGGCGCCCGAGTCCACCACGAGCGGCGAAGGCGCTGGCGGCCTGTTCGGCGCGTGACCATTGTGCGGGCGCTTCGGCGCCCGCGCTACACCGGGAGGGTCGAATGAAATACGTCGTAGTCGTGATCAGAACCAGTCGGCGAGACAAATACATCGTCGCGCGCAAAACGGCCTCTACCTACTACGCGGTGGCTGAGGTCTACTCTCAGGAAGACGCGCGCATGATCGCCGAGGCTTTGGCCGCAGCAAAATAGGAGAGCAACAATGGCAGACCCGACGAACAAATCTCGCATGGCGTCTTTTCTCGACCGGCTCGAGCGGTTGGAAGAAGAGCGCAAGGCCATCGGCGAAGACATGAAGGAGGTCTGGAAAGAGGCCAAGGCCGAAGGCTATGACATGAAGGCGCTTCGCCGCGCGCACTCGCTGCGCAAGCTGCCGACCGGAGAGCGCGCGATGCTCAGTGTGTACGTCGATACGCTCGGTCTGTTCGACTAGGCGCAAACCGGGAGAGTCGAATGACCTACGATGAAGTTTTCGCACGGGCAGCCGCTGAAAATCTGGTGCTGAACAACATGTACCAACTCCGCGATGGCGCCTTCCGGTGCAACTGGAAGACGCGCTGGTTCGACGACAACGGCCGCGAATATTGCTGGTTCAGCCACTTCGCCGACAGCGTGTCGCCGCTGGAAGCTCTGACGCTTTCGCTCGATCTGGCGATCTCGACGCAACCGCACGACGCGCCGGAGCCTGCTGCGGATGACGACCCCATGGGGTTGTTCGCATGAAGCCCTGCCCGAACATTGCTATCTACACGCAGATCAACCCGGTCTCGCCGATCGCCTGCGCTGCGTTTTTCGTCGTCGGCGGCAAGCATCTGCCGATCCACTTCACCGGCCCGAACGTGCAAGAGGTCGAGCGCCGCGCCCGCGCGTGGTGGGGTGAAGAGCAGCGCAAGCTGGAGAAGCGCGCGCAGCCGAAGATCGCCAAGCCAAAGACCGACGAGTATCAGGAGCTATTCGGATGACGACGCGAGACGAGATCAAAACGGAATGCCTCCGACTGCGCGGAGAGGGCTTGTCCGGCGGCGAAGTCGGCGTGCGCCTCCATATGAGCCGCAGCGCGGTTCTCGGACTCTGGCATCGGCACGATCAGAAGACGGGCGTCAAGCCGCTGCCCGCCAAACGCAAGAGACGACCCAAAGAGACTCGCGCGAAGAAGCTATTGACGCGAACGGCGCAATCACCGCTCTACGTCGCCGAAAAGCCGCCGGTCACACCGGAGCCGACGCCGATCGTGACGCAGCCGGAGACCGACGAAAGCTCTTGTTTGCGCGTCTTCGACCTGACGTCGAGACATTGCCGCTGGCCGACCGAGCGCGACGAAGAAGGCTGGATGTTTTGCGGCGCCGCCCGGCACGAATCGTCCAGCTACTGCAACGAGCATCGTCTGCGCGCGAAGGGATCGATCAATGCAGCCGTCTGAAGAGGTTATGGTTCTGCGCGAGCAGGTCCGCCAGCTTCAGGAGTTGCTACGCCCGACGACGCTCTATTTCGCGGAACTGGACCTGACGCCGAAGGAATTAGCTTTGCTGGCGGCGCTGCACACGGCGCCGCAAGGCCGGGCGACTTTCGATTACCTGAAAGCCGCGATGTATTGGGGCTGCGACTCCACGCTGTCTTTCAAGGTTGTTCTGTCGCGGCTGCGGCGCAAGCTGGAGCCGAAAAAAATCTACATTCACACGTATGACGGCCAGCTCCAGATCGAGCCGGTCAGCCGCAAGAGATTGAACGCTCTTTCCAGGAGGACAGTATGAGCAACCGGGTTTCGACTTTCGTCAATTTAGAGCGTCACCTGAGCGACCTGAAAAGGCAGCATCTGTGCTATCTCGCGACGCCGTACTCGAAGTTTCCCGGCGGGATGCACGAAGCCTATATCGCTGCGTGCCAGCTCGCCGGCCAACTGATCTCGAACGGCGTCAAGGTCTTTTGCCCTATCGCGCACTCGCACGTATTGTGCGAAGTCGCCGGGCTAGACCCGACGTCGCACGCGCTCTGGAATGAGCAGAACTACCCGTTTCTGCACGCTTCTACCGCGCTTATCGTGGCGAAACTCCCGTCGTGGGAGACGTCGGTCGGAATCGATCACGAGATCAAGGACTTTCGACTTGGGGACGTTCGCGGCGACAAGGTGATCCACTATATGCGGGTGCTGCATGAAGACGACCGGCCGTAAGACGTCGCACAATTTGGGCGTCGAAACGTCCGACAAGACGAAACAGCGGCTTTCGGAAGCAAGCGCCGCCGCGTGGCAAGACCCTGAAAAGGCCGAGCGGATGCAAAAGACGCGGCGCTACCGGCGCTTCGACGACAAGGTTTGGTGGAGGAAGAAGTGAAGCAGAATCGACTGACGCGGCAACAGGTCATGGATATGCGTGCGCTTCGCCGCGAAGGTGAAAAGCTGGTCGTGCTGGCGTTGCGCTTCGGCGTTGCGGTCGACACGGTGACGTACCACACCAACAAAGACTATGGCGTCCGCAAGCGGCAGAAGTCGCTGGAGCGCTACTACGCGAACCGCGAGCGCATTCTGGCGCGGTGGCGCGAAAAGCGTCGTGCGGCATGAGCGCCTATTACAACGAGATCGACCCCTACGCGGCGTCGTGGCTGGAGAACTTGATTCATGCAGGACTCATCGCGCCCGGCTATGTCGATCGCCGATCTATTCGGGACGTCCGACCCGAAGACCTGTTCGGATTCACCCAATGCCACTTCTTCGCCGGCATCGGCGTCTGGTCCTATGCGCTCCGAAGCGCCGGATGGCCAGACGACCGACCTGTTTGGACCGGAAGTTGCCCTTGCCAGCCATTCAGCGCCGCCGGCAAGCGAGGCGGCGTCGCCGACGATCGACACCTGTGGCCGGAATGGTTCCGGCTCATTAGCCCGTGCCGCCCTGCAACTGCTTTTGGTGAACAAGTTGCGAGCAAGGATGGTCTCGGGTGGCTCGACCTTGTTCACGCTGACATGGAAGGAGCGGGTTACGCCGTTGGGGCGGCCGATCTGTGCGCTGCGGGCGTCGGGGCGCCGCACATCAGACAGCGACTGTTCTTCACAGCGCGCACACTGGATCACGCCGACAACGCACGACGACAGGTTGCGGGGCAATACGAATGCGGACCATCACTACTCGCCGCACGACCTGAGCAATCAGTCGGTTCTGGCCTCGTGGCCGACGCCGAAAGCGTCGGACTGTTCGGGTGGGAGGACGACGGAGACGAAGGGCGGCGGCAACGCACATCTGGACAAGGACGCTCGGCTGACGGGTTGGCTAACGCCATCGGCGAGCGAGGACGCAGCAGGCAACCACGGCGCCAAGATGCAACCGATGCTTGGCAGTCAAGTGAAACTGACGGCGTGGCCAACGGACGGCGGCCCCGCCAGACTGACGGCCACTGGCGAAATGCTGATTGGCTGTTCTGCCGGGATGGCAAGTGGCGGCCAGTTGTCGCCAGCCATGTCGAGGTGGTTGATGGGGCTGCCTCCGATATGGGATACTTGTGCTCCGATTCAGGAGTCGAAGAAAAGGCGCAGCTAAATGGTAACTCCGATCAAAATTGGACCTGTCAGAACGTGCGCAGCGTGCGGGGCTCAACTGGTTCGGAAGAGGTTCGGGGCACGGTTAGAGGACTTCACAAGATTCAGCCTTCGGCAGCATTGCGGACAGACGTGCATGGCAGCGTCCATGGAGGGGGTGACCAAGGTCGTGAACGCCAAGAATGGCCGGCGTCAGTCTGCAAAGACTGCAAAACCGATGTGCGAAGCGTGCGGGGCGTCGGGACCTCTCCATGTGCATCACATCGACGAGAACCCGACGAACAATGCGCCGGCAAATTTGAAGACGCTGTGCATTTCCTGTCACCGTCGCTCGCACTCGCCGAACTACGTCGAGACAGGCGAACAGCGGCGGAACTGCGAGCATTGCTCAAAGCCATCAATCAAGAAGGGCCTGTGTGCGACGCATTTGAGTCGGCTGCGGAGGCATGGGCATCCCTTGGCGAAGAAGCAAAAAATCGGTTGCGAGTGGGTTTTGCGCATACCTTCTGGCTAGTTAGGCTTTCCACTCCATTAATCGACGGATCGGTCTTCAAGTCGAAATCGGGGCATCCTGCCTTTGCAGGCCGCTCGCGCGCGAAGCTCCTCCAGGGCTACGGCAACGCCATCGTCGCGCCGCTCGCGGCAGAGTTCATCAAAGCCGTGATGGAGTGCGAACCGTGAGCCTTCATATCGACTTCGAGACCAGAAGCCCTGTCGATATCAAGAAGCGCGGCGCTTACGTCTACGCAGAACACCCCGACACGATCGCGCTGCTGGCTTCGATGATGCTGAAGCCGTCGAAGAACCCGACCGCAAAGCAATTCGACGCGGAAAACGCATGGCGGCTGTACGCCCCGGAAGACAAGATCGTCCGCTGGTCCCGCGGCGACCCGTGCCCGCAACCCCTGCGCGCCTATATCGAGGCCGGCGGTGAGATCAAGGCCCACAACGCTCAGTTTGAGCGACTGATCTTCCGCCACGTTACGGGACCTAAAAACGGCTGGCCGGTTCCGAGGCTGGAACAATTCCGCTGCACGGCCGTCACGGCGGCGGCGATGGGCCTGCCGCGATCGCTGGACCGGCTTGGCGCTGCGCTCGGACTGAAAGTCAAGAAGGACAAAGACGGCGTTCGGCTCATGCACATCCACTCGATCCCGATCGGTTTCCAGCCGGACGGATCGGCGATCTGGCACGGGTTGGCCGATGATCCGGCTTCGCTCGAAAAATATCACGCCTATTGCGACACGGACGTTCTGACGGAGGCAGAAGCCGATTCCCGGCTGATCCCCCTGTCCGACGCCGAGATGCAAGTCTACTGGCTGAACGAAAAGATCAACGACCGTGGTCTGCGGATCGACGTCGAATCCGCCAGGGCGGCGATCCGGCTCGCGGAGAAGGCCAAGGACCGCCTCAACCGCGAGCTTGCGGAGGTCACTGGCAGGCAAGTCGCCGCCGTGACGCTCGTGAGCCGTCTGAAAGACTGGTGCGCCTCACAGGGCTTCCCTGTGGAAGCGCTGGACAAGGACTCGATCGACGACTATCTGCACCTGAAAGACGTTCCCGCGCACGTCCAGAAAGCGCTGGAGATCAGGGCGGAAGGCGCCAAGCCCTCGGTGGATAAAATCCACGCCATGCTGGAGCGCTGCTCGGCGGACGGCCGCGCCCGCGGGGTTTATCTGCACCACGGAGCCGGACAGACTGGCCGCTTCAGCTCCCGTGGTGTTCAAGCGCACAACATGCCTCGTTACCGCAAGATGTTCGAGGACGCGCATCTGGACCTGACGACGCTGTTCAACGCGATCAGAACCGGCGAACCGGAGACGCTGGAGCTTCTTTACGGTCCCGACATGGGCCGTCCGCTGCATCTGCTGGCCGACGCCGTGCGGTCGTTCATCTGGTCGGCGCCGGGACATGACATGCTGGTCGCGGACTACTCCTCGATCGAAGGACGGCTGGCGCCGTGGTTCTCCGGTGAAGAATGGAAGATACGCGCCTATGAAGCGCTCGACCGGGGCGAAGGATTTGGCATCTACGAGCTGGCGGCTGCCGGCATCTACGGGCTCGACGTGCGCGAGATCGACAAGCAGAAGCGCATGACTGGAAAAGTTGCCGAGCTATCACTTTCTTACGAGGGCGGCGTTGGCGCGCTCTCACGCATGGCGCGCACGAACAAGCTGAAACTGGCGACCGTCTTCCCGGCGCTTTGGGAATCGACGGACGATCAGCTTAAGCGCGCGGCTTCCGATCGGTTCGACGAGCGGATCAAAAAGCACGACGAGACGGCGGCTCGCCTTGGCCGCGAAGGCTGGATCGCTGGCGAGCTGACCAAGGTCGGCTGGCGTGCGAAACACCCGAAGATCGTGGAGTCGTGGGGCCTGCTGGAAGAAGCGGCGATCGACGCCGTGACCAATCCGGGCAAGATCGTCGCCATGTCGAAAGTCCAGTACGTCGTGGCGCACGGCTTCCTGTGGTGCCGCCTGCCGAGCGGCCGTTGCCTCGCATACGGAATGCCTGAAATGCGTGAGGTCGAGGCGCCGTGGGCTGACAGGACCCTGCCGCCGGAGAAGCGTGAGAAGAAGTATTCGCTGACCGTTCGCAGCGTAGAATCGCAAACCGAGAAGTGGAGTCGCTTTCCCGTATACGGCGGGGCGCTATATAACAACTGTCTGAGCGCTGAAACAAACGTCTTGACGCCATACGGGTGGAAGCCGATAATAAACGTAGAGCCTGACGATCTTGTGCATGACGGGCACGAATTTGTCAGGCATGGCGGCGTCGTGTTTCAAGGCTTGCGACCGACGATCAGCGTTGGCGGCGTACGCATGACGCCAGAGCATAAGGTGTGGACCGATGACGGTTGGCGACGAGCCGAAGATGTTTGCTACTCCGCAGCGACCGCATCATCGGACGCCAGATATGTCCGGCGAGCGCTCGGGATTCCTGACGGTCTTGTACTACGTTGGCGCGAAGGCTGGAAAAAGCTATTGGCGCGTGCGCTGCGTCTGTGGCCGAGAACTGAATCGCGTTGGCGCAGAGCTTCGGCAGAAGCGCGTGCTGAGCTGCGGCTGCAAGACAAAAGAGATACTGAGCCGCAGTCGTACGCAGCACGGCATGTCTCGGCATCAAGCTTATATCTGTTTTCACAACATGCACGCGCGCTGTTCGAATCCTCGCGAAGCGGCGTTCAAAAACTATGGCGCTCGCGGCATAGCGGTGTGCGAGCGGTGGAGTCGCTTCGAGACTTTTTGGCAAGACATGGGACCTACCTGGAGAGATGGACTCACGCTGGAGCGGAAGAACAACAGCGCGGGTTACTCACCGGAAAACTGCGCGTGGGTAACGCCGAAAGCGCAGGCGAGGAACACAAGAGCAAACCACTGGATCGACACGCCAAAGGGGCGAATGCTGCTGTGCGATGCCGCAGCAGTGAGCGGCCTGAACGTGACGACCATATGTTACAGAGTCGGAGTAGGCTGGCCGGCGTCGAGACTTTTCGACCCGCCAGACCTGGGCAGAAAAATAATGTGGTAGAGCCTGTGTTCGACGTCCTCAACGCCGGGCCGCGGCATAGGTTTGTCGTTCGCGGCGATGACGGGTCGCCGTTTATCGTGTCGAATTGCATTCAAGGCATGGCGCGCGACATTCTCTGCATCGGTATGTTGAACGCCGAACGCGCCGGATACAAGATCGTTCTGCACACGCACGACGAGCCGGGCGCGGAAGTTCCTTGCGGCTTCGGTTCGGTCGAGGCATACGAGAAACTGATTTGCGATCTGCCGTCCTGGACGGCGGGGCTTCCGCTCACCGCGTCCGGCTTTAGAGCGAAGCGGTACAGGAAGAACTAGCTTACACGTCGCCACTGTTTACGCTGATCGGCTAGGGCTACTGTGCTGTGGCACACGCCTAGCCTGCGGCCCATCTCACGGTAAGAGAGGCGGTCAGAGTTGGCTCGAATCCACCTAACGTCAGCTTCGGTTAGTTTTGCATTTGAGTGTGCTTCGCCATGCGCCTGATTCATAGTACCGTGTAAATGCCGGTCCAGCGCGTTACTGGAGCGTGAGCCCCACCTTAAATTAGACATGCGGCAGTCGCTTCTAACGCCGTTAAGGTGACAAACCTCAAGCCCGTTTGGCCGCTTACTGATGAAATGAGTAGCTACGAGTTCATGCACGTAACGATACTGTCTCCTGCCAGCCGTAGTGAATGACACGATCAAGTAACCGTTGGCAGCCGCGCTCGGGCGCAGTACGCGCCGACGCAGCTTAAATGAGTAGCAAACACCGTCATAGCGAACAACCGACACAACGCGATCACAAGAGGCCACGCGGCCAAAATTACTTACCTCATAAATGCCCTCCCAAGTCTCAATCGGAAGCCAGGCCTCTTTCATCTTAATCGCGCTCTTGTTTGCTGCGGATAGGTAGTGTATAGCAAACATCAGGCGGCAAGCCAAGAGCTTTGGCGCATCCCGCGCCAAAGGGACCAGAGCGTCCATTTCAGCAACGCTTGTTGCGTTCTGTGCGGCCGATCTGATCTTTGAGCCCCGCACTTCCCCGGCGTCTGAGACGCCGGGGTTTTTCTTTTCGCCAGCCGGGGCGGCGAGCGCGGCGCGGGCAATATCCTGAAATACGTTTGCGGCCTCTGCCGGGTCTCCGAATGCTCTGGTATCAGTAATTTGCGTCAGCGCCTCCCTCAGCCTCGCGTTCTCTGCCGCGAGGGCGGTGAGGGCATCAGCGGCGACATAGGCGAGTGGGCTGATCCCATGCTCACACATGAAAATTTCTTGCGAACGTAGCCGCTCGCACAACGCTCCGATCTCTCCCGTAGGCGCGGCAGGCGCGACCGAATCAGGTCGCAACGCGATGCCGAAAACATGCTCGACCGCGCGCCCATCCAAATCGCAGCCCCCGTAGCGTTTGAAAATATCCGCTTCTGCATCCTCGCGGCGCACAAACCATTGTGCCGCGTGCGGGTCGAAAACCCAGCCTTTTTGACGATGCCAGTAGCGAGGCATCGGGGCATCGTTTCGGTTCATCTCGATAAGCCATGCAGTGACGCGACCGTCGCTTGTATTGGTGGCAGGTGCGCGCGAGGGCTCTTGCTTCTCGTCAGTCATGCTCATTTCCTTCCTCTATGCGGCCTGAAGCCGCGAACGATAAAATCTCGAAATTCCGCCGCCGTGATCCGGCGCGGGCGCAGCGGGCGGAACAGCGCGCGGAGCCATTGCAGGGCGCGGGGCATCACTTCCCCTCCGCTTTTGCGATGGCGGCGCGGAGGGCGATGACGGTCGGATCGTCGTCGGTTTCCTCGCCTGCCCAATGCAACCATTCGTGCAGTTCTGCCAGTGCCATCTTGCACGCCGCAAGGAGGTCGGGAGCGGCGCGCCGAACACACATACCCGCATGGGCAGCCTTGATAGCTGACATGACTGCTTTGTCCACCATCTCAGGCGTTGGCTTTTCTCTCATCACCGCGCCTCCCTTTCGCGATAGTCGGCAATCTCGGCTCCCGTCATCAGACGCCAGTCGTCGGTTGCCTCAAACAGATGGCCGCAGTCTGTGCTCAGGATCGCTGTCATTAGCGTCCGCACATCAGTGACTGGCGGGATGGTCGGGAACGGAACAGGCGACCGTATTGTCACGCACGTCTCCGCGTCCGTGGCTTCGCTAACCAGATAGATTTCGATGCAGTAGCGCAGGCCGTCAGACATCACCGCGCCTCCCCGGTGAGAGGGGGCGGGGCCTTCTACGTCGCTCTCTCGCCGCTCGATAGGGAGGGCGCGGATCGCGGCGGCAGCCTGTAGGTAGCCTGCCGTGTAAAACTCGCTGAATGTATTAGATCGCTCGCCTGCCTGCTTCGCGCGATCATCAAGTTCCGCCGCACATCTCTCCCGCATTTCCTCGCGGGCGCGCTGTTCGATGGCGGGGCGGATGGCGGCGATGATTGCCTCGGCATATTTACGCGCTTCGCCATCCTCGAACGATTTTGCTTTTTCATCCCATCTGATTTTGTTTGGATTGGCCTGATACAGGTCAAAAAGGGTCGCCGCAGCGGCGACGATCAGTTCTTCGTCGGTCATTTCGCGCGCTCCTTCGCCACGAAGGCTCGCAGCGTGGCGGCATTGCGGGCGCGAGGTTCGGAGGTAGACCAACTCTTAGAAAAAGGGTTCGAAAAATAGTCGACCCACACCCACACAATAAAACCTTTTGGGTCTTGATCAATGCTGATCGTACTCCCCGGCAGCAGCCGGCTGCGGAGAGCTTCGGCGTCATCGATGGACGATGTGTAATGAGAAGACACGTATGGAGACTGCGTTGCGGCTTCTATAGCGCTGTCTAAGGTGCGATCCGACCCTTCCCCTTTTTCGCACTCGTCGGCGAGCTTTAGGATCAAGTTGAAGTCATATTGCATTGGAGGGCTCCTTCGGAGAGTGTTCGCCGCACCAGTCGTCTTTGTGGAGGGCCGGAAAGGGGCGATCGTCGTTTGGGGTAAAATGAGCCCGGATACGGCACTCTCCATGGGCGCGCGCCTCACCCATAATTATCTCAAAAGGGTCTCTTAGAGAGCGAAAGCCCGGCGAGAAAAATACGCACGTCTCGCACGTCGCCGCCTTCGGCGCTGGCGGGGTGATGGCGGCTTTGCGGCGCTCGATTTCGACGATAGTCTCTCCTAGAGACTCTAACGCAATTCCAGTTGATGCTGCCCCCCTTGCTAGCTTTACCTTCGCCTCCCAAAATGCGCGCGCAGTTTCAAGCTCGGCACCGGTCATGCCGGAAAGGGGTTTGTCAGTCATCGTTGATTACCTCGCTGTATTCCACCGTCACATCTGAGACGTTGACTACCGAGTCATTTTCTTTGACCTCGATGGACGCATCGTCAGAAATCGGCCTGTCGTGTTTTTCGCGCAGCCAGAAGATGACAACCTCTTTCAGATCGTCTTTGTCGAGGACATATCTGCGGTTGATCTCGCGCCTCATTTCAGGAACTCCCGGATTTTCGAGGAGAGATCGGACGCGCGCGCAAGAGAAAATGTTCCAGCGGATTCATCGGAAAATGCTTTCAGCATGTCGCCCGCCTCCCTCAGCAGCGCGCGGGCGAAGGTGAGGGCGATTTCGGCTCGCAACTTTGCAGTAAGCGCCGCAACGTGCTGGCGTTTTGCTTCGTCCAGTTCATCTTCCACCTTTTCAGCCCTCGCGGGCCAGTCGATGTGCGGGTTTTCGGTATTGTCGCTTGCTTTCTGGTCCATAAACTCAAGCGCGGAAGCCGGATAGATTTGAACGGAGCCCGGTTCGTTCTCGCTCTCGACACAGTATCCAACAGGCGTCAGCGCCGTTGAATAATAGCCGACGATGCATCCGCGCCACGACGAACCTTTGACCTTACAGACGCGCTCGCCAATCTCGAAACGTTGGTTAATCATTGCTTGCCCCTTTCGCGCTGATTTGCTGCTCGATTTCGCGGAGCCTTTCATCGAGATTGATTATCCACTCGTCATCAGATTTGTATCTCGGTTGAGAGGCTTCGCACTCAAGGCAATTTCCCCCATAGAGCTCCGGCTGAATGTCCTCAGCAGCAGTCGGGGCCTTGATTCGCGCTTGACATTTAGCACAATAGCGCCAGATGCTCATGGTTCAGGTCTCCTTCGTGAGCCGCGTGTTGCGGCGGATTTTGCGGAGGAAGTCGAGTTCGGCTTGCGTCGCGGCGCGAATTTCGTCGGTGACGAGAACTGGACGGTTATGGATGCCTATTGCCAAACTTACCGCTAACCAAGGCGAGCCAGCACAGCCTTTTTGCCTTGTCTTTCTTGCAACGGGGCAACCCTCGCAAAAATTTTTCACGAACAGTTTGCACAACGCGCAATCGTTCGAGCCAGTATCTATGCTACTTATCTTTGTTCGCTCTACGTTCTCCTCCCAATGGCGGATTGAAGTGTCAAGCGCGTCTCTGGTTTTGCGGGTCATGTTCATCTGGCGTCTCCCTGATACCCCATCACGTCGCCCCAAGCCTCTTGGTCGTCCATCGACTCATTGCGGCGCAACGCCCACCATGCGAGGCAGGCGCTGCGGTCTGCGTTACTCCTGCGGCACGACGCCGAGCGCCGAAGCGACGGCGTTCAGCGTGGCGTCATAAGTCGATTGCACGGCGCCGATCGACGTCCCAGCGAAGCCTTCGGCGTCCGATCCGCGCGCCGATTGCTCCAGCACTTGCAGCATGACGCGCAGCCGCCGGAAATCCGCCGACGTCCACAGTTTGCGGTCGCCGTGCTTCAGGGAAGCGTTCATGATGTTGATCTGCATCGCGCCGCGCTCGTCGGCCTCGTCGACTTCGGCTTTCGTCACGCGCCGGGCGGCGGCGACGGGGTTGCGATCCTGGGGCGCCGCCACGACGCTCGCCGCGATGCGCTCCAAATCTTTTCGCGTCCTGATCGCGCTCTTCACTGCGTCGTCATCCGACACGACGCCCATCGTGGGGTCGGGCAGGTCGTTGCGGTCGGCGCCGACGCGCGGCGAAAGGTTCTCGCTGGAATCGTCCATCATAATCTCCCGGTTGCACTGTCGTCGCGCTCGCGTTGACAATCCGGCGTAACACAATGTAAAACACTCGTCAACGGTGTAACACAGGCCTCGACATGACCAACCGGACTCCCCGAACGCAATACGTGGCCGTGCGCGTGCCGGTCGACCTGCTGGAAAAGATCGACGCGCTGCGGGCGTCGCGGCCGCGGCACACGCCGCGCTCGCGCATCATCGTGGAAGCCCTGCAAAACGCGCTGGCGCCCGCCAGAGCCGCGGGAGCAGCCAAATGAGCGCCGTGGAAGCGGACCTGCTCGCCGGTCAGCTATTGGGCTTGCTGGCGTTCTCGATCGGCCCCGTTCTGGCGTGCCGCCTCGCGCTCGACTGGTATCGGCAGAGTCGTTGACGCATCCGCCGCGCCGGACGTAGCTTCGGACATGACAAGGGCGGCGCCGAGGGAGAAATCGACGCCGCCCCGTTTTCGCACAGACCGGGAGAGTCCGCCCTTGACTTTTAACCGAAAGCGCGACTCCGCGCAACCGAACGCCATTGCGGAGCGCCCCGCATGACGCCGGACCCGTTCAAGACGCTCTGGCAAATGGGCTACCGGGACTTGTGCCCGATCATCCCGCCCGGCGCCCCTATCTCCGATCAATCGGCGCTCGCCAAACGCATCCAGAAGGGCGACGACGCCCGCGGCAAGGCTCCCGGCGTCCGATGGCCGGACGGGAGCTGGAGCGGCTTCGACTGGCTCCCCTATCACGCCGACGAAGACGACTTATCCCGTTGGCAAGCCATGGGCGCCGGGGTCGGAATCAAGTGCGGCGCCGTGGTCGCGATCGACGCGGACACGCTGAACGAACAGCACGCAGCCACCATCCGGCAAGTCGTCGAGAAGCATCTGGGTCTGCTACCGACTCGCATCGGCCGTTCGCCGAAAGCGCTCTATCTGTGCAAGGTCTCGGCGCCGATCCGCTACACGCGAATCGACTTCGCCGGAGACACAAAACCGGCCCGTGTTGAAATTCTGTCGACGGGCCGGCAATTCGTGGCGCACGGCGTTCACCCGGAAACGAAGCAGCCCTACCGCTGGACGCGCAAATTACCCCCTTTCGACGAACTTCCCGAGTTCGCGCCGCTGCAAATCCTCGACGTGCTGCAAGAGCTGCGAACCTTGCTGCCAGAAGCCTCGCAGGTCCTGCAAGAAGGATCGGCGGCGTCTGTCGAGCAAGAGACTTTGCGAGGCGATCCAACCCTTGTGCGCAAGGCCGTCGAGGCCACGCCGAACACGTCGCAGCTCTTCCCGACGCGCGAATCGTACCGCAATTTCGGCTACGCAGTCAAAGCCGCCCTGCCCGATCATCCGCAGGAAGCGTTCAACCTTTTCGCTGACTGGTGCGCCCGCTGGACTGGCGGCGTCAACGAGCCCGAGACGGTCGAGTCCGATTGGCGCCGCATGAAACCGCCGTTCCGGCGCGGCGCGAAATGGCTGTTCGAGATTGCCGAGCAAACGTCGGGCGGACAGTTCTCGCGGGCTGAACAATGGTTCGAGCCGATCCCCGAAGAGCCGGAATCGATTTTCGGCGGCGATGAAAACGCGGACGGCCCGCCGCCGGTCATAGACGCCACGCCGCTGGAGCCGTTCGATTGGCGCAAGCTGCCGCCGAGAGATTCCCTGTACGGCGGCCACTACGTCCGGCAATTCATGTCCGTCACGGTCGCCCCGTCCAAAGTCGGCAAGTCGTCGCTGGCGCTGGTCGAGGCCGTCGCTATGGCGACCGGCAAGCCGCTGTTAGGCGTGCAGCCGAAAGGATGCCTGCGAGTCTGGTACTGGAACGGCGAGGACCCGCAGGAAGAGCTGTTGCGCCGCGTGGCCGCGATCCTCGTGCACTACAACCTGACATGGGAGGACCTTGGCGGCAGGCTCTTTCTCGACAGCGGCCGCAAAACCCCGATCATCATCGCCGAACAAACCCGCTCCGGCGCCTCGATCGCAAAGCCCGTCGTCGCCCAGGTCGAGGACGCAATCAGACGCCACCGGATCGACGTGCTGATTCTCGATCCTTTCGTCTCGTCGCACCGGGTCTCCGAAAACGATAACAACGCAATCGACGCCGTAGCGAAGCAGTGGGCGGCGGTCGGCGATCGCTGCAACTGCGCTATCGAGCTGATCCACCACGTCCGCAAGCTCAACGGCGGCGAAACCACGGTCGAGGACGGGCGCGGGGCGTCGGCGCTGCTGGCGGCGTCGCGGTCGGCCCGCGCTCTTGCGCGCATGACGTCGACCGAGGCGGCGAAGCTGGGGCTGAGCGATCTGGCCCGGCGGCTGTTCCGGTTCACGGAGACGTCCTCGAACATGTTTCTGCCAGCGGCGTCCGATGAGCGCTGGCTGGAGCTGGCGTCGATCCCGTTGGGCAATGGCGGCGGCGACGCTCTGGATGCGATCCTGAAGGGGGACTCGGTCGGCGTGGTCCGGCTGTTTGATATGCCGGCCGCAGCCGCACGGGTGCTTGAAGCCGCGACGGGAGCGGGGGAAAGCGTGACGGAGGCGTGTAGCCTTGTCGACCTCGTAGCCGGGGGGACGTGGCGCCGCGACCCGCGGGCAGGCGAATCGTGGATCGGCGTACCGATCGCGCGCGCGTTCGGGCTCGATCTGGAGGACGCAGACGGCAAGGCGCGTGTGAAGATAATCCTAAATTCGTGGCTCAACAGCGGTAAATTCATCGCCGTTTCGCGCCCGGATCGGCACAGGACCATGCGCGAATACATCGAAAATGCGCCGGACAAAATGTCCAAGAGCGATGAAAATGCGGGACAAGTTGTCCTAGAATAGCCTTTTGCGGCGGTGCGGCGGTCCTGAAATAACCGCCGCAGACCGCCGCAACAACCGCCGCAGAACCCGCAGGTTTTTGCGGCGGTTGCGGCGTGTTGAGGTGTACCCTTTTAGGGGCACCCAACC